GCGATGAGAAATCAGGTATCTTTCACTTCATGGATATCTTGAATAACATGACTAAGTATTTTTCATGCGTTGAATTCGAAACAGAAGATATTGTAAGATCAGGACTTGTGAAAGATTTCATTATTAAGAAAATGTATCTTGAAAACAAAAAATATGAAAAGATGAATGTAGTAAATGTTTCCGATAGCAGTAATAAAACAACCAAAGATCTTCAACCATCTTACTAGAGATTTTATATTTGAAGAACTAGAACAAATCAACTCTGACACCGGCAGAACATATAAAACTCCTGCCGGTGTTATTTACCCTTCAGTCACTACAGTTGTTGGCGATGAGTCAAAGCAAAGCATTTCTGAATGGCGTAAGCGAATTGGTGACGAGGAAGCAGATCGAATCTCAAAGAAAGCAACGACTCGTGGAACTCGTATCCATGAAATGTGTGAATATTACGTAGATAACAAACCGCTTATCAAGAAAGATTTTTCTTATTCTGATATTGAAATGTTCACTCAGATAAAGAATACGCTTGATGAGCATGTAGATAATATTCATATGCAAGAGGAACGTCTTTATTCTAAATTCCTTGAACTTGCAGGAACAGTTGATCTTGTTGCAGAATACGATGGTAAACTCTCTATCATTGACTTCAAGACATCTACTAAGATAAAAGATGTGAAGTATATCAAGGGTTACTTGATGCAGGCATCTGCTTATGCTATCATGTATGAAGAGCTTACAGAAATTCCCGTGAGTCAAACTGTTATCATTATTGCAGTTGATGACGAACCTGCACCACAAATCTTTATTCAAAAAAGAGATGATTGGGTAGGTCCTTTGCTTGATACTAGACAAAAATATAAGGCAAAATACGGTATATAACCGGTTGACATTTAAACCGTTTATTGTTATAAATAATATGCTTAGGTCGTTGAGGCGTAAAGAATAGATGATTTGGACTCGGGGGCGGTACCCGACGCCTCCACCATGGATACACCGTCTAGGGTCTGACCCGCGACATTTCCTTGTGAAGTGCGGTGTATCTTTGATGGGGGCGAAACAGGTTCGACAGATCGTGGTAAAGGTACGAAGAGACCAAAAGCAAACGTTAGATGCAAACGATAATGCACTCATTGAGACTCGCCTAGCGGCTTAAGTTTCACGGGTATGAGCTCCACCTCGGAACAGAACGGGCTCACTAATTTTCTTACTAGGATCATGATATGAAAATTAATAATATGAAATCTTCTACTGAATTTATTATGGAAATAGAATCACTAGTCAAAGAAAAAAACATTGAGTATATTGAAGCAATCATTCTTTATTGCGAAAAAAACAATATCGAAGTAGAAACTGTTGCTTCTATCATCAAACAAAATCAAGCAATAAAATTTAAAGTACAGCATGAAGCAGAAACTCTTAAGATGGTAAAATTTAATCCATCGGCGAGATTACCTATATAAATAACATGTCAAAGTAATGCTTGACAAATAAAACAACATACGCTAATATAAAACATAACATACATCGTTATACAACATGGAGAAATATAATGGCTACATCTTTTGATTCCCTTAAGGAAATGCGTAAGTCCTCATTCGACAAGCTCAATGCAGAACTCGCAAAGTTAAATCAATCAACAAACAACAATTCTGATAATGAAGACAACTTCTGGAAGCCAGATGTTGATAAGGCAGGCAACGGCTATGCAGTCATTCGTTTCCTTCCTGCGCCTTCAGGTGAAGATGTTCCTTTTGTTCGTATATGGGATCATGGATTTCAGGGACCTGGTGGTTGGTATATTGAAAAGTCACTTACGACTTTTGGTCAGCCCGATCCTGTTTCTGAATACAATTCTAAGCTCTGGGCAACAGGCATGGAATCAAACAAGGATTTGGTTCGTAAGCAAAAGCGTCGTCTTTCATACTTCTCGAACATCTTGGTCGTAAAGGATCCTACTCGTCCTGATAACGAAGGCAAGGTATTCCTGTATAAGTATGGCAAGAAGATCTTTGACAAGTTGAATGAGTCGATGAATCCTCAGTTCTCTGATGAGAAGGCAATCAACCCATTTGATTTCTGGGAAGGTGCAAACTTCAAGTTAAAGATTCGTCAGGTTGAAGGTTATCGTAACTATGATAAGTCAGAGTTTGATAGTCAGTCGCCTGTAAGCAATCTTGATGAAGATCTTGAGCGCATTTGGAAGATGGAACATTCATTGCAGGAATTGCTCGACAAGAAGCACTTCAAGTCCTATGAGGATCTTAAGAAGCGTCTTGAAAAGGCAATTGGTGTTGCTAGTTCAGCGCCTGTGATGAGCAATCCTCTTACTGCTCCTGAGGCAGCGCCTGAGCCTACATTCAAGCAGGCAGCGGCGCCAACTGCAACTACAGCAGCAGCGCCTTGGGATGATGAGGACGAGGATCTTTCATTCTTCAAGAAACTCGCTAAGGACTAATTAGTATAGTTCCATAGATTAGGCATCACAATTCTATCAAATGGACTAGGTATTCTACTAGGACTACCTGCACCTCCTCCGGAACCCCCTGAGGAGGTGTTATTGTTTGTCACAACATTGTTTACTGTGTCTCCGCCTTTGAGAACAATCGGTGCTTGATTTTGTGCTTGTCCACTTTGTTCTAGTTTAGTAAGTTTTTCACCATTAGGTCCTGTAGATTCAATGTTCTTGGCGTTCATAGCAGCTTTTATGCCTTCTGGAGTATCAACACCAGCTTTACCTGCAGCAATATCTGCTTTTACGTCAATATTTGGATGATTCATCCCAAATTCTAGATCATCAGGATCTACTCTGTGTTTAGCAGCAAGGTCTTTTATCCAGTTAGAAGCTTTAGATTTTGGTTGTTCAACAACTGGTGTAGATTCAACGCTTGGTGTAGATTCAACGCTTGGTGTAGATTCAACGCTTGGTGTAGGAAAATCATCTTCTGTTCTATTCATAGCAACATTCATTGCTGATTTATAATCACCCGTTTTAACAGCTTCATTCATTTGTTCTTGTTGAGCTTTAAATATAGGTGATGCTTCTATATCTTTTTTATTTTTCTTATTCAATTCATTAAATAGCGCCATTGCTCTTTCTGGATCGCCATCAGCAACATATTGTTGCATTCTCATATATTCTGATTTGCTAACTTTTAATGAATCTTTACCATAATGAACATCATATTCATCAGTACCAAATATTCCACCTGATTTTCTTATACCAAGTATATGTGCAATATCCATAGATTTTTCATCTTCTACGCCTTCTACATTCGTACCCTGTTTTTCTTTCATAGTATTACCCATGAAGGATCCAGTTTGTAATCCTTGTTTAGATAAAAGGCCTCCTAAAAATTCACTACCAAAAGATGATTTATTTGATACAATACCTTCAGATGATTTTCGTTCTATTCTTTTTCCTGCTTTTTCATACTCAGTTTTAATATCAGGTCCAGAATAATTTCCCATTGCATCATAAGTTGGTGTTTCAACAGCTGATGAATAATCTTCATCCCTATTAGTAGATTTCAATTCCATATTTGATTTAGCACTAATTGCATTAGTAGCCATCATAAAGGCATTAGGATCTTTAGCTTCAATTTCAGAACGTAATATTTTATTAGCTTCGTTATAACTGATGCCTTTTTCTTTCATCAGTTTCATAACGTTTTCAGGCAAGTTTTGGGCTTCTAATGATCCGCTAGTCCCACGATTAAATTCTGGAACAGCTTCATCAAACTTTTGTTTAGCATAATTTACAGCACCAATTGAAAAAGTATCTTGAGGTTCATTCATTCTCTTTTCAATAGCTTCTTTACTTGAACCTTTTGAAAATGTATCTTGAGGTTCATTCATTTTCTTTTCAAGAGCTTCTTTGTCTGATAAAACTGGTTCAGGTGCAGGCTTAGGTTCTACTTTGCCTTTAGGAGTTCCATCTGCATTCCATCCACTAGCATACTTTGAATCCCATACTTGTGCTTGCATAGGATTTGATGGGCGAGGTTTTTGATGACCTGCAGGTATTTCATCATATTGTTCGCCATTATCTTGTGCTTTTTGTTGAGCAATTTTTTTCTGTTCAGCAGCAGTTTTTTCAGCATATTTTTTTTGTTCTTCTTCAGTTTGCATACCAGCAAGACCAGGAACAGTTTCACCTACTGCTCTTCC